AGAATAATAGATTTAACCCTTTATAAAGATAATCCTAGGGTACATAGTGATGTTCAAATAGAAAGATTAGCAATCTCACTTCAAGAGTTTGGGTTCACTAATCCTGTATTAATTGATGACTTAGGTAATGTTGTTTGTGGTCATGGCCGTATTGCAGCTGCAAAAAAGATTGGACTAGAGACAGTTCCAACTATTACACTTTCCCATCTAACACCAGATCAGCGTAGAGCCTACATAATTGCAGATAATCAACTGGCCTTAAACTCTAGTTGGGACGATGACATATTGAAGCATGAACTAGAAGCGCTAATGGAAAATGGATTTGATTTATCTGTTTTAGGCTGGGGCGATGATATACCTACCTTTGCTGATGATCCAGATTATGGATCTCTGGAAGATTTTGAAGACCCTACCAGCGAACTGGCTAATGATGTAATGAAGGCAATACAAATAGAATTTAGACCAGAAGATTATGAAGAAGCGAAAGAAGTTGTAGCAGAAGCAAGAAAAAAAGGTATCTATATAGGTCAAGAGCTAGTAAACGCGCTTAAAGCCTTGAGCTAATGAAGTTAACCAAAACTTCTTTAAACGGAGTTCAGTTCTTCTACAGAGAAGGCTACTCCGATATTAAGACTTTCATAGAGGTTTTATCTAATCAATCCTACCTAAAAAAAGGTATGGAAGTTCTTAATAACGAAAGCTGGCTAGATTGTGGCGGTAATGTTGGTGCTTTTTCTTTATTAGCAGCTTCTAAAGGTGCATCTGTGATTACTTATGAGCCTGACCCTTTTAATTGTGAATTAATTGAAAAAAATGCAAAACTTAATGGCTTCCAAAATGCCATAACAGTAAAACAAGCCGCCCTAGTGCATGATTTTAGAAAAGATACAACTTTATCCATAGCCCAAAATGGTAATGTATGGCGCAATACCATAATGAAAAAGAAAAGTAATAAAGCTATAAAAGTACCTTGTCTTAATTTTGATGAACAAGCTGTACTAGCTGATAACTGCAAGATGGATATTGAAGGGGCTGAAATACCAATACTTACCCATACAAAAAGCGACTTCAATAAACTGGTCTATGAATGGAGTTTCGATATTGACCCAATGCTGCCAAAGATATGGAAAGTTATAGAAAAGCAAAAGCTAAAGTATAAAGTTGAAGCACCATATAAAACAATTCACTATGAGGAGAGAGATATAAATATGTGGGGTGAAAGTTGGTTCCCGCCATGTATCATGGTTTATTGTTTTAAGAGATGAAATTACCTGAACTAATCCTGAAGCCTGTAACTTCTCCTTTAAAGATTGGAGATAGTGTAGGCGGTTTCGAGCCTAATATTTTTGAAGATTGCATTCTAATAGACCCAGATGGCACTCCTGTGGGTTTGTTTATAAAAACTTTGCCAGACGATTTACAGAACCTTGTGAATATAGCTGACAGAGAAATACATACTAAGCGCGTACCTAAATCAGAAATGAAAAGGTCTAGTGGCTTACACAATAAAAAAGCTGAAGTATTGCAGTATTCAACTATCTTAGGTTCATGTCCACCTAAACCACACATGAGAAGGCCATACGCCTCTAGATCATCTGTTCATTCAGTCAAGTCTGCCAATACTTTTGTTAAAGCTATGTATGCAGCGGGTATCAAATCTTTTGAAATAGTAAAAAAATATATTCCAACAGTTGCAGAGAATCATCTATTTAAAATTAAGCAAAGAATACCTGACAACTGGCGTTTCGCTAATAATTTCAGTTCTACTATCTCGAATTGCAACATATCCGCACCAGTTCACCAAGACCACGCCAATGTAAAAGGTGCTATAAATATGATAATTACCAAAAGGCGTAACAGTAAGGGAGGTAACTTACACGTTCCTGATTACAATGCCACGTTTGACCAAACCGATAATTCATTATTGGTATATCCAGCTTGGCGTAATAGGCATGGAGTTACACCGATTATCCCAACACATCAGGGAGGGTATCGAAACTCTCACGTTTGGTACGCGCTTGATTCCTTTCACAATCTAGAAAAATAGTGAAAAAAAAGAAGGCTACACAGTCAGAAAAAGATTATAGAACTTTCAAAATTGCTGCATTTCTTGCACGTGGTGTAACGCGCTCAGAAATCATAAAATATACCGCGGCTGAGTGGGGGTTGAAGTTAAGACAAACAGAGCAGTATATCCAAGATGCCCGTATCATTCTCAAGAAAGATTTTGACATTGACAGAAGGCAATTTACCGCGGACATTTTAAGCCAGCTTTCAACGCTTCAAAAAGAGGCTAGAAACAACAACCAATTACACGTTGCTTTAGGCTGTATTAACTCAATGGCTAAGATTGCACAGATCACAACATGAGCATCCTAACTAGAGAAGGATCAGTATTAGATATTGCAGGCACTAGCGGAGTTTCGATTGATATAAAACAATTATTAGCAAATATTAGAAATGATCTTCACGAACCACAAAGAGAGTTTTTTGATAACAGCAATACTGAGATACTAGGCCTATCAGCTGGTTATGGCGCAGGGAAAACTAGAGCGCTTTGTGCAGTATGTGTAAAACTTGCAGCGCTAAACGTAGGATTTACTGGCGCAGTTATGGAGCCTACAGGTTCATTGATTCGAGACATCTGGCAAAATGACTTCGAGCAGTTTTTAGAATATTATGAAATACCTTACTCTTACAGAGCTAGTCCATTACCTGAGTACATACTGCATCTACCAGATGGAGATACAAAGATACTATGCAGAAGTTTTGAAAACTGGTCTAGGATAATAGGTCTAAATTTAGCTTTCGTGTTGGCAGACGAGATCGACACAGTAGCACCATCAGTTTGTGATAGAGCATTTCCAAAGATTCTAGGTAGGTTAAGATCTGGCAATGTCAGGCAGTTTTGCGCAGCAAGTACACCAGAGGGTTTTAGATGGATGTGGAATACCTTTGGATCAGAGGCAGCACAGGAAAGAACAGACCGAAAGCTAATAAGAATGAGAACACAAGATAATCCACACCTACCAGAAGATTTTATAGAAAGAATGCAAGCAAACTACGACCCTAGTATGCTGCAAGCTTATCTAAACGGAGAGTTTACTAACCTCACAACTGGACAGGTATATGACAGATTCGTAAGAGAAGATAATATTGTCGATACTATTCCAAGTATCCAGATGGAGCCATTAAGGATAGGTGTAGACTTCAATATTGGGAATATGAGCGCGGTTATAGGTATTAAGTTAGGAGAAAAATTGTTAATAATTGATGAGATTGTATCAGC